ATTTGCGCAGCGACGGCGTGCTGACCTTCCCCAACGGGTCAAGGATCGTCCTGGGCCACTTCAAAGACGAACGAGACGTGGACAACTATCTCGGCCTGGAATACGACGTGATCGGCGTCGAAGAGGCTACCACGCTCTCCTGGCGCAAATATGAGGCGATCCAATCCGTCAACCGCAGCTCCAAAACCGGCTGGCGGCCGCGCATCTACACCACCACCAACCCCGGCGGCATCGGGCACGCCTGGTACAAGAAGATGTTTATCATGCCCGCCCGCGCTGGCCTGGCCACCATCACCGCCTTCGTGCAGGCCACGGTAGACGACAATGCTTTCGTCAACCCGGAATACAAGCGCCGCCTGGGACGCCTGACCGGCTGGCTCCTGCGCGCCTGGCGTTACGGCGACTGGGACATTTCAGCCGGCCAGTTTTTCTCTACGTTCCGTCACGACGTGCACGTCCGCGCGCCTTTCGTGATTCCCAAAGAATGGCGCGTGTGGGCTTCGATGGATTACGGCTTCGTCCACCCGACCGTGGTGCACCTGCACGCCGCCGACGGCGACGGGACGATCTACACCATCGACGAACACGCCGCCAGCAGGTGGCAGGTAGCTCAGCACGCCGAGGCCGTCAAGGCCATGCTCGACCGCTGGGGCATCAGCCCGGCGCGGCTGTACGCCTTCGTGGCCGGCGCCGACGTGTTCGCGCACCGCGACGATGGCCCAACCGTGGCCGACAAGTACAAGAAAGCCGGCTTCAAGCTCAAGGCGGCCAACTCAGACCGCATCAACGGCTGGGCGGAGCTGCTGGCCAGGCTGGGCGACGTAGAAGCGGGGATCACGCCGCGCTGGCTCATCTTCGACACCTGCCCGCTCTTGATCGAGACGCTGCCCATGCTGGAGCACGATCCGCACCGGCCGGAAGATGTTTTGAAGGTCGATGTGGACGACGACGGCAATGGCGGCGACGACGCGGCGGACAGCGCGCGTTACGGGGTGATGGCCGCCTGGCGCAAGGCGATGCGCAGCGGGCAAGTGGACTGGTACGCTGTACCACGAGCCAGGGACAAGGCGCCGAAGGCATCCCGCAGCGTGGCAGAGGTAGAGGCAATGCTAGATGGACTCAATTAACAGCCTCTTCGACACCGACGAATTTAAGCCGCTGGCCAGGGCCTGGCAGGCGCGCTTGAAGGAACTCACGCGCCGGCGCGCCTACTACGACGGCTCGGTGTACGGCAAGATGAAGCAGCAGCTCGGCTGGCTCTGGCCGAGATTGTATAAGGGCATCAAGCCGCTCTACTTGGGTTTAGCCCGCGCCGTGGACGTGGACGCCGGTATCATCCCCGGCGGCTGGGCGCTCGCAGAGGATGCGCCCGACACGTGGCAGCCGGCGATTGATACCGTGTTTGACTGGTCGGATTGGGCGCGTGACGGCGTGCTCTACATCCATTACGGCGCGCAGTACGGCGTGGTGGGGTTGAAAGTCTCAGACCTGCGGGACTCACGGATCGTCCAGATTAAGCCGCTCAAGCCGACCTGTTTCATGCTCGTGGAGGCCGGCGATTACGATACCACCGCGAGCATGGCCATCTACGTGGAACGCAAGGCGGATTCAGGCGGCGCCGAATACGAATATGCGGAGGTGATCGCCGCCGAGACCGTGCGCACGTTCCGCGATGGCCAGCCTTCCGCGTTCGGCGGGCGGGAAGCCGCCTACAAGAACGAATTAGGCTTCGTGCCCTTCGTCGAGGCCGAGCACAAGCGCACCGGCGAGGCGTTCGGCGAATGCACCTATCAACAGGCGATTCCCCTGCTGGATGAGGTCAACCAGCTTGCCTCTTACCTGGCCGACATCATCGCCAAGCATGCCGAACCGCAGTGGGTGGTCAGCGGCTCCGAGGCCTCGGACCTGGTGAAAAGCGGAGACAACGTGTGGTATCTGCCCGACGCCAATGCGAAAGTCACGCCGCTCGTGGCCGGGGTGGACATCGCGGGCGTGCTCGAATTTATCCGCGAGATCCGCGACCAGGTACACGGCGCTTTACCTGAGTTGGCCTTTGACGAGCTGCGCAAGAAAGACCAGATCGCCACGGCCACCCTGGAATTGCAGCTCATGGAACTCGTTTTGAAGATCAAGCGCTGCCGGCCGAACTACGACCACGGCCTGGCCGACGCGCTGCGCATGGCTGCCCGGGCGGCGGCCAGTATGAGCATCGGAGACATCGGCATCCTGGACGACGAAGCGCTGACTTTCGACGCGGAGCGGCCGGTACTGCCGCTCGATCCTCAGACGGCGATGAGCCTGGAGCTGCAACAAATCGCGCTGGACAGGGAGAAGGCGTTGGATATGGGCGCCGGCGCGGCGCGCAGTGGGCCTCAAAGTCTCGCGGGGATGAACGGCCGTGAACCGGCAGTGGAGGGCGCTAATGCATGACCCTATGACCCAGGCTTTTCAAATCCGGTCACCGTTTTCGCAGCCGAGTATCGGGGAACGTAGATACCATCCTCCCCTCGTGACGATCTGGCACGTTGACCCGGAGACGGATGGCAGCGACGATTCGTGTGACTGGTTTGGAATGCACCGAACACGCGAATCCGGCTGGTATCCTGCCGTGATCGATGCATACGAGCGGTTGCCCCAGGAGGCGCAACGGGCTGTTGATTTTATGTGGTGGCACTGGCGCGCTAAACTGGGGCGGCCCTGGTGGAAACACCCGCGCTGGCACGTCTGGCATTGGCACATCCAGATTCATCCCCTCCAGGCGCTGAAACGCTGGCTATTTAGTCGGTGCGCCAAATGCAGCCGGCGCTTTCCATGGGGTTACGCGCCGGTAACAAACTCGTGGAATGGGTCCGGCCCGCGTTGGTTCAATAGTGAGTCGGGGATTTATCACCACGAGTGCTACACGGCGGAGGCGATGAAGCATGCCTGACCCGGCCCCCGGCAAGCGTTACACCCGCAACCTCGACCGCTTGGTCGCCGGCTACGTGGCCGCCATTGCCGCCGCCGCAGAAGGCGCGCGGCGCGCGCTAGTTGACGAGCTGCTGAGCCTGTGGGGGGGCGACGCCTACGCCCTCAAGCGCGCGATTGAACGCGAGCTCGATGCGCTGGGCCGCGAGGTGGCCGGGCTCAGCCGCCCCTACCGCGACGGCCTGGACGACGCCACGGCGGATTATGCGCGCAGGCAATTCGATTTGGTGCGCCGGGTGGACCCCAGCACGCCGGATTACGACACGCTGCGCATGATGACCAGTACGCAGCGCGCGGCGCTCCTGGCGACATTGGCCGAAACGCCGCAGTGGGTGGCCATCCTGCGCGCGCAGCTCCTGGCCGGCGCGGACCGCCTGCGCGGCGCGCAGGAGGACGAACGCGCGGCAGCCGGGCAGCTCTTCGCGCTGCCCTTGAGCAGCGGACGCGCGTCCGCCTGGCGCGTGGGCATGAACGACGCGGCGCTCTTCTCCGACCGGCTGTTGGTCAGCGTGGGCGCCGGACTCCTGGCCGTCGATTACATTGCCGGCAACGAGCGGAGCGCGCGAGCATGGCAAAAGCAGGCCCTGGCTACCATCGACATGGATACCACCGATTGCTGCCTGCAAGTGCATGGCCAGGTGCAGGCGCTTAACGACCCGTTTCACCTGACCGGTACGCCGCGCTTCGCCGACTACATGCAGCGCGAGCCGTTCCACTGGAACTGTAGGACGGACGTTGCGATTTACCTGCCTGAGCTGGAGGAAGTGGCTCTACCGACGAAAGAGCTACGAGCCGATGCCAGGGCAGAGATGGCGAGTAGATAATGCATCATTTAGTTTATCCATTGATCCCCGTGTCGGACACGTAAAAAACGAAGGGAGAAGAGCATGACAGTTCCAAACACAACACCGCCGCCGGCCGCTGACCCCGCCGCGCCGCCCACGCCGCCGCCGGGCGCAACACCGGGCGCGCAAGATGTGCCACCACCAGCCAGTTGGGAAGAAGTATTCAATCATCCTCGCTTCAGGGAACTCAATAAGCGGGCAAAAGAGGCTGAAGCCCAACTGTCCAAGCTTGCGGACGAACAGAAAAAGGCCGACGACAAACAAGCGGCCGAACAGGGCAAATGGCAGCAATTGGCGGAGCAACGCGAGGCGGAGCTCAAGGCCGAGAAATTGGCCCGCACGCGCCTCGAAATCGCCGCCAAAAAGGGCATCCCGACTGACCTGGCCGGGCGCTTGCAGGGCGATACGCCCGAGGCGCTCGAAAAGGACGCCGACGCGCTGCTCGCCTTCCTGAAGCCGCCCACCGGCCCCGGCGTGCCGCCGGCCGGCAGGGGCGGGGCGGCCAAGCCGCTGGACCTGAGCAACATGACGGCGGAACAGGTCCGCAAGGCGATGGAAGGCAAGTCGGTTAATGAGGCTTTAGAAGCGGCTGGTTAGCCGCCCGCTCCTCGTGGTCGTAGCACGAAAAAAACGAAGCGGAGCGCAAGTAAGCAACAAACTTAATACACGAGGAGATTCAAAATGGCAAACATCCGAACGACCGAGCTGAGCGTCAACATCGCGACTATCGTCGCGGCCCAGGCGCTCGGCTATCTCAGGGCCAACACCGTGCTGGCGCGCCTGGTCAACCGCGACTATGACGACGAAGTAGCCAGTTTCGGCCAGACTGTCACCGTCCCCATCGGTGGCACGCTTTCCGTCAACGACAAGGCCGGCAACGCCGTCGTGACGCTCCAGACCCCGACCGCCACCAGCGCGACTGTGACGCTCAACAAACACAAGGAAGTCTCGTTCTTGATCGAGGACATCGCCCGCGCGCTGGCGCGCGCCGACTGGCTGAACGTATATGCCTCAGACGCCATGGCGCACCTGGCCGAGCAGATCGACGACGACCTGGCGGGACTGTACTCAGGGTTTTCCCAGACCGCAGACGCCACCACGGGCCTCACCGAAGAGCACTTCCGCGAGGCGCAGCGGCTGCTGAACGCGGCCAAAGCGCCGCAGGCGCAGCGCTACGCAGTGCTGCACGAGGACGCCCAATTCGAGGCGCTGGGCATAGAGCGGATCATCAACCGCGACTATGCCGAGGCGCTGGGCCGGGCCGCGGCTTCGTCCTTCCTGGGCCAGTTCATGGGCTTCGATCTGTTCATGGACCAGATGGTCAACGTGGCCGCCGGGCAGGCCAAGAACCTGTTTTTCCAGCGCAACGCGATGGTGTTCGTCACGCGGCCGCTGCCCCCGGCTCCGGATGGCGCCGGCGTGGTGCAGACCACCATGTCGGAGGACGGCATCGGCCTGCGCGTGACCATCAGCTACAGCGCGGACTACCTGGGCGTGCAGGTGACCATCGACGTGCTGTATGGCGTGGCCGAGCTTCGAGATTCGCACGCCGTGGTGGTTTCAACGCAGGAAATCTAGAATGGTGACAGCCGGCCCGGCCGGCCGACGAGATCCTGTCAACAGTCACCACTAAAAACGTAAGGAGAGTCTCATGATCAAGCGACACAATTCCGCGATCATCCTGGCCATCTGCG